CGATAGCCACTAGTCCTCCTTTGAGTTTGTCAACATCTGAGCGCACCTGATCCAACTTGGCGGAGTGAGAGTCCAGGCGCTCGATCAGTTGGTCAATCTGGCGCGGAGTCATCGTGCCTCCAGCGCGGCAATAAGAGCCAAGAGTGCGGCAGTTCGAGTTGCGCCAGTCCCAGTGACGAGTGCCTCGCCGAAGATGTTGTCTGACGCGCCAGCAGTCCACACACCGTCCACCTGATCAACCAGAGTGACTTGAAGACCCTGCGCCTGGGCCGCCAGAAGCGCAGCGTCTAGTGCCTGAAGTTCAGCGTCCATTACGCACCAATCCTTCCGACGCTCAGCGCTGGATAAACACCAGCCGAAACAACTGTGTTGAGCGCGCCGCCTGAGTTTTGAGATGCAGTCATTGTGATGTGATCTCCTGCCGCCAAATACAAAGCAGTGGATACAGACAGAATCGCAGAACCAGTAGATGGTGGCGGCTGGTTCACTGACCCAACATCTGCGCCGTTTACTGCAATCGTCAAGACTCGGCGACCAGTGGTGTTTGCTGCAATGGCAAGGTTTGCGTTGATTTGATAGAAGCCGTCTTGCCCAATCGTAATGCGGTCATTGGCGTTACTGAACCAACTCTTCGGATCGTATGACCCTGAGGTTGGCGTAGTGCTTGCCGTGTCCAGCAAGATGGTTGGACTTGCACCATTTGCCAGCGATTGAGCGGCAGATGCAACAGAAGCGCGTGCAACCCAGAGCGAGTTAGGACCGTCAATCTGCACGCGCCCAGCGGCGGTGGCCGCTGGCTTGAGATAGATGATGCCTGATCCTGGACCTGCCTTTACCGTTGCGCCTGTCACCGTTCCAGATCCAGCCGTACCAGCTGCGGTGTAGGTGAATGTAGTGGAGTTCGTCACGGTCACAATGAAGGTGCCGTTCATCGTTGTACCGGCTCCGCCTGTGATGCCAGCGACGATGACCTCATAGCCAGTTGAGAACTTGTGCGCGCGAGTGGTCACGATGGTGACCGTGCTTGCAGTTCGAGATGCGCTGGTCAAGCTGATTGTCTGACCTTGCGGTGTTGCGTTTATCGTGATGTCTCCTGACGCAGCGCCCAGAGTGATCCTTGGCTCCGAGCCAACCACGCCGCCGTTGCTCAAGAAAAGATTGCCCTGATACAAGTAGAGCGACGCTGGACCAAAGTCATCTGACAGAGACTGATCTGCCACAAGGTATTGAATCGTGGAGCGGTCAATGCGGATTTCTGCAATGTCAAGTGTTGCGCTTGCAACTGATCCAGTTGCGTTTACCGACAGTTTCAGTAGGAGATATGCCGCATCGACTGGAGCAGAGCCAGTGCCGTTTGGATTCAGTTGATATTCAGCGCCGGTAGTACCACCACTTACAGCCGTATTCATCGTCGTTCCAGTCACGCTTGAGGATGAGCTGGTGCCAGTCGTCGTTGATAGGTCTGCCATTACATATTGCGCTGACCAAGTCATTCGATAATTGGCTGACGCTGTTGCCGCTGCAATAGCCACGCGCGGCTGGTTGCCGTAGGTCCGAGCCTCTGATGTTGGGACTGGTACATACCGTGTGAAATAGACCTCATCGGCATTGACCGCGCTAGTCAGTGTAAAGCGCAAAATGTTTTGACCTACGGCCAGCGTGCTAGGCGCGCTGGTTGCGACAATCCTGCCACCTGAGTTGTCGGTGAAACTCCAGTACGGCAAAGGGTTGCTCTCGCTAATAGCGGCAGTTGCATCGTTAGGAAGCACTTCAAAGTCACCGTTGGCGACATTGGCTTGAATCTCTCGTAGCGCAGCCGGACCGAAAAGTTGCGACTTCTCTCCATCGCTGTTGGTGGCAACGAGTGTTGCGCCGTTATCGGCGTTTACGCCACCCTCAAATGCGCCGAAGCCTTCTAGGTTTGTGCCGTACTTACCCATCGTTATTCTCCTCCGACAAGGACGCTCAGGCCCTTGAGATACTGCCGTCGGAAGTCTCCTTGGACTTCATACTCGACTTGATACGAGCCGCCGCCCTGAGCGAACCGCATCGTGATTGTAGGGATGTAGAGAATAGTGGACGAGAGGTCCAGCGCTGGTGCGGTCAGCTTCACATACTGCCCTGGGAGCCACGCCTTGACGAGCGTGTAGGTCGCAGCGGCAGTTAGTGCGTAGCCTTGGCTGTAGCCGTACTCCCAGTCAGGCGCGGAGGTCTGAGCGAGATCGCCACCAGCAATAGTGAACGAGACCGAGCGGATTGGCTTGCCGCGCGACACCATCGTGGCGCGAGCGAGCGAACCAATGGTGCCACCGCGATCTGCCTTGGCGACCACCTTTGGTGCGCTGAAGATTTCGTGTGGCAATGGGCCATTGCGCGCAGCCAGCCCTGCGCCGTTGCGGCTGTAGGTGCCGGTGTAGGTGCGAAAGTAGGGATCGTTGGTTGGTGCGGTAGGGAAGGTCTGGTTGCTGTCATAGCGCGCCAGCGTTGAGTCAGCCTGGACAAAGATACCCTTCACGATGTCCGAGTGATCAAGGTTGACCGTGAGATCGCGTGCCAGCAGGCGCGTCACGCTCGCCGCGCTACCTGTCTGCACGCTTGCAGGGTCAGTGACGATCTCTGCCGGTGCATTGGCGAAGCTCGGAGCGGCAGTCTTTGGGCCGTAGTTCAGGCGGCCGTCGCCATCAATCCAGTAGCGGTACTGCACATCGGCAACACCACCAGCCGCCTCTGCAATCTGATCAAGCGCGCTCTGAAGCGTCGTCGCCTTGAAGGTCTGCTTGCCAATGGTCTGCGCTGAGCCGCTAAAGACTGCGCGTGTAGAACCGCTGATCACGGCAGTATTCAGGATCTGTCGCGTGGTTGCGTCGTTGACCTGGGTATTGACTCGTGCCAATAGCGCGTTGATGTGGTCTCGATCAGTTGATGATGCGCCGCCTTGCGTGAATGAGTCTACGAATGAGGTCGCCTTGATGCCTGTCGTGCCGTTGCGAATGATGGTCTTCTGGAGCCAGCCGTCTGCATCCTCACAGGTCACGCTTGCGCGCGACCCAAGGCCGTTCTCCAACAAGACGGCATCAATGCCGGTGATGTAGCCCAAGAAGATTGGCGTGGTCGCGCTGTAGCGGCTGTCAAAGAACTGGACGCGCGCATTGTCGTAGACCGCGCCTGAGCGCCACCACGGTCCTGCCACTGGAGTCTTTGGCTCAATCACATCGAACTGCATTGAGCCACCGTTGCCGTCGCCTGAGAGCGTGAGCGTCAGGCTGCCAAGATCGACATACGGCGTGGTCGTAGCGCTTGGAGCTGGTAGGTCAAGCAGGTTCGCGCCGCTGTCAACTCCAGCCACGATCAGGCTGAATGGGTTTGCCATTTAGCGACCGCGCTTGAAGGTGCCAGTTCGGTTGATCGAGTCAGTCACGACGGTGTCCACCTTGCCAGTGCCGATGAAGATGTTGTTGGTGGTAGCTCCGCTCATTGGTCCTGCTGGGGTAGTAGGTGTTCGCTGACCAGTAGTCACAAACTTGAAGAACTCGCCCAGGTCAAAGCCTCCGCCGGAAGTTGTTGCAGCGGTCGTTCCGAATAGGTCAACCACACCATTGCCGCCGACCTTGTCTGTCATACCCTTGTCAGTGATTGCGTTAGTAAGCGCTGCCGCTGCCGCAACGCTAATCGCGAGAATGCTGACTGGCAAGAACGCTGCACCAAGAAGCGCAGTCAAGCCACCAGTTGCAGCAGTTCCGCCAACGCCAGCAGCTGCGCTTGCTGCTGCTCCACCTGCGCTTGCTGCCGCTACAGATGTGCCAAAGGCTGCAACAGCCTTAGTGACGATCTGGCTTGTCAGTGCAGCGGCAAGTGAAGCAGGGATCTGCGCGGCGATGTTGGCAACGATGAGTGCGGTGAATGGGTCCACACCACCCTTGAGAAGGTTGGCCGTGATGGCACCCTTGAGTCCGCCAAAGGCTGCGCCGATCCCTGTGACTAGAAGCGTGATCGATCCGCCTGGTCCGAGCAGATCGTCAGCGCCCTTGCCGATGCCGCCGATCTTATCAATGAACTGCTCAACCTTGATGATTGCCTTGGGGAACTCAGCCTCAAACTGACCCATCAGCATTGGCAGTTTGTCTAGGATCTTGGTTACGAGCTGGTCAGCGAAGCGCTGGAGTTTAGGAGTCAACGCGGTGATCACGCCAGAGAACCGAGCCATATACGGAGCCAAGCCCTTGAACAACTTAGTGACGGCTGGGAGGAAGGCTGCGCCGAACTGCTCTTTGAGTTCTCCTGCTTGGATTGATACCGCACTGAACGATCCTTCTAGCGTGTCTGCATATGCAGCAGCGCTGCCCTTGGTCTTGGCAAGGATCTTGTTGAGAGCGTCTTGACCCTTGACCACCTTGCCAGTAATACCGAGCGTCTTGAGCAGTTTGCCGCCGTTGCCCTGGAATGCCTTACCAACTTGGAGTGTTGCTGTGGCAAGGTCCATACCGGTTGCGCGCGCCAGTTCCATTGCGACGCTCTGGATCTTCTGTGCCTGCGTGTAGTTCTTGGTGAATCGTGTGCTTGCTTCAATTGATGCGCGGACCTCATCGTCAGTGAAGGCAAGTTTCTGACCAGCAAGGATCTGCGCCTCGACTGCTTTGGTTACCTCAGCCGTGGCAAAGCCACGCGCTTTTAGTGCTGCGGCCAGCTTTGCAGAAGCGGCTTCGTCTGCGGCTGCGGCCTTGATTGCCGAGACGGTGAATGCGCCAATGCCTGCCGCGACACCGGCAATCCCCAGTGCTACTTTGCGGAAGTCCGAGCCGATCTTGCTGGCAGTATTGCCAAGGTTGCCAAGCGCCTTGTTGACGGTCTTGATGTTTTTAGACGCGGCATCACGAGCGCTAATCGTTGCATTGACTGTGACATTAGCCATTGCTTACTCCTACCCTGCTCGCAGGTTGGACATATTTGGCGAGATGCC